GCCCGCCGGAGCGGGCAGCTCGGCGACGTACACCTCCTCAGGGCGCGTCGCCGGGCACCCAGCTGACGGCGGCCCGCCCTGTGCCCCCGACCGGGTGCGGGTCGTCGTCTCTCAGCGGAGCACGCCGTGATCTCGTGGCGCTCCACCGACCCGGGCGACGAATTCGACCACCTGTGGACCGACGAGTACGCGCCGAGCGCGTTGTGCGGGAAGGTCGGCCCGCCCATCACGGACAAGACGTCCGGCCTGCCCTGTGGGCCGTGCCACGTCGAATACGCCGCACATGGCGGCGCCGCGTCTCCCGCCCATGGCGCGCGCCGGGCCTCCTCGCTTCAGCGCGTCATGGGCAGACGACACCACCAGGAAAGCGGCCGGGTCAGCCTGGGCCGTGGGCTCGTCTCCGCGTGGATAGCTGGCGGTGACACGTCACGCCCGCTGCCCCCAGGCGAGCGGCCCTGGGTTGACGGATCCAAGGTCGCCGCTCCGTGCCCGATCAGGGGGTGCTGCACGACTCTCTTTGACTGGTCGCAGGACGAGGTGGCTGAGCGGTTGGCCGGTCACCTGCGACGCATGCACGGCGAAGTCCAATGAGCGGCTGGTGGCGGCCGTGCGGCTGTGGGTGCACCAAGTGGCACCAGTTCGAGCGGTGCGGCCCGGTCGACGCACCACACACCGCGGTCTACGTGGGCAGCAAGGCTGTGCAGTGGGTCGTGAACCCGGCGGAGCGCTGTGGGGACTGTCTGCTCGCCGAGGACGAAGTTGTGACGACCCGAGCACGCGCGACCCTCGCCTCGGTTCAGGCCGACTTCGTCAAGGCATTGGACGCCGGTATCCAGTTGATCGGGCAGCAGCTCGACGCGGAGGCCGCGCAGATCGCGGACACGACTGTCGAGGGATGCCCTCCTCCAGCCAAGGATGAGCCGTGAGCCGCTCGCGTGATGCCCGGCACCTGTCCAGCGTGGTGAGCGCCGACAGCGACGCATGGGTGGTCGTGCGCTACCTGCAGCGCCGACGGCCGGCTAATTGGGCGCGAATTGCGGAACCTCTAAGGAGTGGATCATGGGCGAACCCGCCGTACCGGAACCCGGCAGCGCGGCGCGGCGTCGGACGATTCTCTCTCGGATGTTGTGGTGGAGAAGAGTTTCACGCAGGTCCCGCAAGGAGCTTGACCGGCGTTTGGCCCGTCTTCGGCAGGCCGTGTATGACGCTGCGTCTCTTCATGACGACCCGGTCGTCCGGGACCAGTTCCTCGACGATCTGTTCAGTGGGCGACGGCAGCCGAACTACGACAGCGAACGGCCGGACGACCATGGCGCCGAGGATCAAGCACGCCAATGAAAGGTGGGGGCTATCCTGCCGGATCCGGTGCCACGCCAGCGCAGTGCCGTCGTCATCCGCCAGTGCCGCGGCTGTGGGCGCAGCATGATGACTTCCGGCGCGCTCAAACGTGAACCCCAGTTGCGGAACCAGTTCGCCGAGGCCTGCGCCCACCGAATGTGCGGGGCTTGTTACCAACGTGCGCACCGGCGGGGCACACTGCCCGACCCGGCGCCGCGCAAATCGGTTCTGATCCGCAAGTGCCGGGGTTGCGGATGCAACGTGGTCAGCCACTGGGCACACGGCAGACGCCCGGAGCTACGAGCACGATGCCGGCGGTTGGGTGGGTTTGGCATGTGTCAGCCCTGCTACAAGCGCGCGGGCGCGTACGGGACGCTACCCGATCCAGCGCCGCGTCCACGTCGCCGCCGCCGGACAGAGCCTCTGGTGAAGCCGCTCGATGAGGCGACTCTGGCAAGGCTCCGGGCCGCCGTCGGCCTCAACAACGTCGAGAGGCGATGAATCTCGTGTCCAATAAGGACGGCGATGTCACGCATGAGGCCCAGCGGGTGATGACGGCGTTGGGTGACGAGCTGCGGTTGCATCGCAAGCGGCTTGGCCTCACGCGGAAACAGGTCGTCAGCCGGTCTTCGCAGGAGCTTTCGTGGCAGTCGTTGGGGGGCTATGAGCTGGGCATCCGCAGATGTTCAGTGGAAAGGCTATTCGACATCTGTTTGGCGTTGGACGTAAAGCCGCAGGACGTGATTTCCCGTGTGTACCAACGGGTATACGCCGATACGCCACGTGGCTGGTACCTGTTGGACGTGGCTGAGGCCGTCCGCAATGGCCATCCGCAGCTGGGGCCGCTACGTCGATGGGCGCACAGCAGGATGCAGGCGGGTGGCGAGCGCGCGGTGCGGCTGACGTTCCCGGCGCTGGCAGAGCTGGCCGGACTCTGCGGGATCGACACGGCGGACCTGATCGCTCTGCTTGGCAGCGAGGGCATCCGTCAACTCGACACGCCGGCCGACGACGCCGAGCTGTACGACGGCGGCGATGACTGACGGATACACCCACAGTCTTTCGACGTTTCTAAGGACAAAGGAGTCCAAAATGGAGTCCAGCGGCAGCAAAGAGATGCTGACCATCAGCATGCCCCGCGGGGAAGCGGCACAGCTCTACCTGTTCGTCACTGAGCCACAGTCCTATTGGCGAGACCTTGTCAGGCACCTCGTCGGGCGCAAGCCGTTACTGCCGCGGGAAAGCCTCGCGGCGCGCCTGCACGCGGCGTTGCACGACAGAAACATGCGGAACTATCTATGACCGGGATGCTCGTGCTCATGGGCGGTGTGGGACTGGCCGCCGGGGTGCTCAACTTCGCGGCGGCCGGTGGCAGCTTGCTCCCGTTTGTGGTCATGAGTGTGGTTCTCGGGATCCCGCCATTGGCCGCCAACGCCACGGTGTTGGCGGCCACGCCGTTCAGCTTTCTTCGGGCAGCCGGGGATGTCAAAGACACGCCCAGGGTCATGCGGCTGCCGCTGGCCTGTGCGGTTGGCGGTACAGCGGTCGGTGTGTGGATTGTCAGCCACGTACTGACAGAGGGCACGTTCCGCCGCGCCGTCCCAGTCCTACTGATCATCTCGGTGACGTTCTTGCTGTGTTTCCGCCATGTCAAGAAATGGATCGACGCCCGCCACGGGCGGACCCATCTGCCCTCGCACGCGACACTGCCCACGCTCGCCATTGGGATCACGATCACGAGCATGTATGCCGGGGCATTCGGCGGCGGCGTCGCCGTGATGATCCTCGGCCTCTTGACCGTTGCCACATCGTGGCCTTGGGATCGTGTCAACACAGCGAAGAATGTTGTGTGCCTCTTCACGTCCGTGGTCGGGTTTTTCGCCTACGTGCCAACGGGTTTGGTCATCTGGCCACTGTGCATCGTGCTGGCCGTGACGATGGTCCTGGGAAGCTTTCTTGGAAAATGGGTCACGAAAGTGGTGCCGGCCAAGACCTTACGGCTGGTAGTCGCGGTTCTGACGACGCTGTCCGCAGGCTACCTGTGGGCGTCGTCATGACGTCGGACCAAAGGTCCGGGAGCCCTAACACCCACGAGAGCACATCGGAATGTCACATGAAGCACACGACGGCCTGCAGTCGCGAGCTGGGATACGAACTACGACGACGGCGCGAGCAAATCGGGATAAATCAGGACGATTTCACTGATCGTCTCGGCTGGACGAAGTCAAAAATGTCGCGACTCGAATCTGGCGTTCGTGGCGGTTCCGAGGTGGACGTGGCACAGTATCTGTCCGCTCTTGGATTCCATAGCGAGATACGCCGGCTTCGAGCATTGTGCCGCGAGGCCAACCGCGATCTCGGCTATTGGCTGGCCTTTCAGCAATCGCTCAGTTATCACGAGGCGACGGCATCGGCGTGTACTATTTACGCCCCGGAGGTGATCCCCGACGAGCTGCTCGTCGCCGGGTTGATTCACCTTCTCGACCTTCCCCTCGCATCGGCCCGACGTACGTACTACCTACATGACCGCATACTCCAAGACGACGTGAGCAGCGAACAAGCCCGTCATTTCCTGTATCTGACCCAAGTATTTAACATCGCCATCCGCATCGTGCCTTTCAGGGAAAGATTCGGCGGAGCAATCCGACTCATCGAGTTCAAGGACCATACACCTTTGGTGTATCTCGAAGGTCACACTATTGGCCTATTCGTAGAGGACCCCGAGTACGCCACAAACTATCGAATGCTATTTGCCCGCATTGCCGACGCCGCATTTGGTATAGAGCAAACCAAAAGTATCTTTGCCGACCATCCAAAGATCCCGCGACCGTAAGAAGAGCATGCGACGTGGAACATCGAGACGATGAGAGGAAACCCCGAAATGAGTCACCATCTGACAACCGACGCTCGATATCACGTCCACCGCGGGTGCCCGGTCGATACCGAGGTGTTGCCGGCCGATGAGCAGGTTGAGATTGTGATCGGCGCGCAACGCGGAACAGGCGAGGTCGTGCGGCTCGTCATGTCCGACACGGACACGTGCTTCAGGATCGCTAACGCGTTTATTCAGGCGGGAAACCTGGCGATCGCAGTCATCGAGCGCGCCAACAGAAGCGCGCCTGGGCCAGCAATGTCGCAAGTGGATACATCCGAGACCTTCGATGTCTTCCGGGCCACGGCATGACCCAAGGTGATGCGAACACCCGAAACGTCATGGCGGCCGTACGGAAGAACAAACCGCACTATGAAAGGAAGTCCAGTGATTGATCAACTAACACTCGATGCCCCAGGGCACAATGATGTGGGCAACCCCCTACCGTCCCTCGTGAACACTTGCGATTGGTTCGAACAGGCCGGGATCGCGTGGCCGTGGATCGTCGCGGGAAGCTGTACGTGGTGCGGCGGCAGCGGAACATGGACCGACCCGGACGGTAAGGGTTGGACGTGCATCAAGTGCGGGGGGACAGGGAACAGTTAACCCAGGAAGAACCCCCACGAGGCTGTCTATCACGGCCGCCGTCTGTCGTCAGACTGCGCACATTGCGCGAGACGACCGGGGGCTCACGACAACTATCTCCACTAAGGCAACAATGGAGGACGGATGAACCTGCCGGAAGTCATGTCTCTGTTCATGGGCCTGGAAAACAGCCACCCCAACGGCCGTGTCCAGATCAAAGCCCCCGGTGCCGTCTATGACATCAACGACATCAAACCGGCGCCGGACGAACCAGTGCCGACGATCTTCATCGATGTGAAGTGACGGCCGAACCGTGACAGGAGACGACGACCTGTCCGACGAGCTGAGAGCTCAACGGCCGGACATCAGCGCGGCGGATCTCTACCGGTTCGAACAACTCCGGCTGGTCGCGGCCGACGTCGCGCCGGAGTTGCTCGATGATCCCGCTCGGATGACGAGGCTGATCCTTGAGCTGATGGACGTCGTGCGCTGGTGGGGACCTGTAGAACTCGATGCGGAATAGGGAAACGGCCCCATCCTCCCGCAAGGGAGGATGGGGCCGAGCCATGTCAGCGTTCAACGTAAGGACAGCGTCTTGGAGACATGCCAATGTTGTGATGGGGAAGGCAGGATCTACGACCACGACCCCAAAGGCCAGACCTGCCCTGAGTGTGGCGGAAGCGGCACACGGCCCTGAACTGTTGGGGGGATAAACAAATCGGCCCCGCCGTCCTCGCGATCGAGGAAGACGGGGCCGTGTCTTAACGCTTGTTGTTCAGAGAGCTGTCCCGGTATTCGCCACATCGACGCCGGTGCACCAGATCTCCAGTTCGGTGAATCTCTCGGTGGTGTCGGCGTACAGGTTGCAGTTTCCTGTGCCGCCGACCCGTTGGACACAGAGGACGACCCACAGCGTGAGGTTGGATCCGGGCGAGTAGTACGCGTCGATGTCCGAGGACATGAATGTGGAGTTGGCGCAGCCCGCGTACTTCACGCCTCGCGGCATCACGGGGCTGGAGGCGGTCGGTGTGGTAACCCCGTCGGTGGTGAATCTGATGTCGTACCGGAGGAGGTCGCCGGTGTTGTCCGAGTTCGGGTACACCTTCGCCTTGATGGAGTAGGCGAATCCGGTGAGCACCGCTACCGAGGCCAGCCTGAGTACCGCGATGACTTGCCCGTTCGCGGAGCTGTTGCTGCTGACCGTGGTGCGGAAGCCGTACTTGATGCGGCGGGCGCGGCCGTCGATCGCAGTCTGCTGCGCTGCACTGACCGGCTTGTTGGCGTCGGAGGTGTTGTCCAGGTTGCTGACCGCGAGGTCGGTCTTGACCTGTGCAATGGTGCGCGAGGCCCACGCACTGGACTTGGCCTGGATGAACGAGTCGGTGGTGGCGGTCAGGCCGGCGATCGTGGTGAGGTCAGTGTCCAGGGGCTGGACCGACAGGTCGGTTTTGAGCTGCGCCAGCGTGCGGTTGGTCCAGGCGCCGGCTTTGCGTTGGATGACGTCATCGTTGGCCGGGGCGATCGCGGCGATCGAGGTGAGGTCGGAGTCCAGGGCCTGCTTGGCGTCCAGCGCAGTCTGTTGCGCGGTAGAGACGGGTTTCGCGGTGTCGCTGGTGTTGTCGACGTTCCCTAGACCCACGTCGCCCTTGGCCAACACGAGGTCGGTTTTGAGTTGAGCCGGGGTGCGGACCGCCCACGCGCCCGCTTTGCCTTGCAGGACAGAGTCGTTGACGACGGCCAGGCCGGCGATCGTGGTGAGATCGCTGTCGAGCGGCTGCTTGCCGTCGGCATATTGCTTGGTGGCGGTGCCCAATGCGGCGCTGGGGTCGATCGGCTGGTTTACCTGCGACAGAGCAGCTCTCGCTGTCATCAGGCAACCTTGTAAACCATGATCTCGAACTCGCCGGAGGACAACGCCACGTCCGGCAGCACGGACAGAGTGTTGGTCGTGGTGCGCTCGATGCGGACGTCGACGATGTCGTAGGGCGAGGCGACCCTGGCGACTTGGGCGACCACGAATTTGGTGGCGAGGTTGTGGGTGACCGTCCAGGTCGCCCCGCCGGACGTCGAGGGGCAGGTGGTCGTGTAGCCGTTGACGGCACCGGACTGGGCGGCGATGAACGTGAACGTCGGGGTGGTGGTGCCCAGCGTGATCGCGGTGTCGTTGGTGAGTAGCGCGAACTCGTCGGCCTTGCTGCCTTCGCGCACCACCCAGTAGGAGCCGCGGACCGCCTCGGGGTCGGTGTTCCAGTTCAACGCGCGGGTCATCGCCACCGCAGCGCCGTTGAACACGTACGGCCCGTTCTCGGTGGGGGTGCTCTGGCCGGTGAGCAGGAACAGCTCACCGCTGACGGCGGTGACGCCGTCCAGGGTCGTCCCGGGCGCGGAGATCGTGACGTTGGTGGCGACGGCGGCGCGGACGTCGCCTTTCAGGGTCTGGCCGGACGCGACGCCGGCCAGCTGGGCGTCGACGTAGGCCTTGGTGGCGGCGTCCTGCGCGGAGCTGGGGTCCGCGACGCCGGTCGCCCTCTGGGCGTTGAACGCGACCGGGCCGCTCGGCGCGGTCATCTGGTCGAGCCGGGAGGACCGGACTTGGGTGTCGAAGTCGCTGATGGTGCTGGCGAGCTGTGTTCCGGTGTGGTTGGCACGGGACTTTGCGTTGGTCTCGGCGGTGTCCACCTGGGACTTGGTGGCGGCGTCCTGTGCGGACGAGCCGTTCGCCAGGTTAGAAATGCCGAGCCCGTTCATGTCCTTGCGGGACACGGTCAGTGTGGCACCCATACGAAACCCCTTACATGATCAGCGCGCGGCCGGTGGACGGGAGATCCATCGAGATGCGCAGCGAGTTGACGTCCAGGTGTTGCACGGCGAATTCGTCGTATTCGACGCCGAAGTCAGCGGAGAACAGCGACACCGCGGCGGGGTATCGGCCGAGCCCGTGGTGCACGATCCACACCGTGGCCGGGACGGTCTGACTGTGCTGGTAGGTGGTGAACCTGGCGCCACCGCCGCCCGGCGCCGGCCCGAGCGTGTCGATGCCGACCAGCGGGATCGGCGCTCCGGAGCGGACACCGACCAGGGACACGGGCGCGCCGGCCGTCGTCACCGGGTCACCTCGCGATCCACGGTCACCCGTCCCTGGGTGAGCCGGAACACCTCGTCCTCGGGGCTCACCAACTCCAGGTCGTAGACGCCGGTCCGCCACGTGAACGCCGTCGACTGGGCGGGCGTCAGGCGCAGGATCACCGTGTCGGCCACCGCTTCGGCGGTGGCGTCGTCGGTCGACCACTGCCAGAGGACGGCGGTCGCGGTGACGCTGTCGCGGATCTGGCCGCGGACCGTCCACCCGTCGACCGTGACTGGCGCGCCGGTGTCGTCGACGATCGGCCAGGACATGCCCCAGGTGGTTCCCTGCGGGATGGTCAGGTCGTCATGGCGCAGGACGGTCACAGCGCGGATTCCGGCCCTGTGGGTGGATGTGGGCCGGGCGGAACGAGGGGTATGCCGCTGTCGGTGCGCGGCGAGCTGGTCGGCGTGACCTGCTGCTCGCCGATCAGGGCGACCGCGGCGGCGGCCAGGACGCCGACGGCACCGACGAGCCAACCGGTCTGGTCCGCCGTCAACGCGACGCCGAAGGTCGGCAGGCCGCCGACCGCCAGGGTGAATACGGAGGCCACGGCGGCGATGATGCGCAACGGCTTGGGCTGTGCCGGGAGGAGGTAATCGGGCTTGTTCACGGCGCACCTTTCAGGTGATCGGGGCGGTCCAGGCCGCTCCCCAGGTGTTCGGGCCGATCAGGCCGTCGGCCGCGAGGCCTTTTTCCCGCTGGAACTGCACGCAGATCTGTCCGATCTCGGACACCGCAACGGTTTCGCCGTACATGCCGTCCGCGCCCCATTTCGGCATCGGCCAGCCGCGGTCGATCATGCGTTGCTGGAACCGTTTCAGGTCCGGCACCCAGTGATGATCAGAGCCGTCGCGGGCCATGCACGAGATGGACTCTCGGGGGCCGGTGCGGGGGCCGAAGTAGTAGCCGGCCGGCAGCGGGAAGGCTGGCGCGCCACCCGCGACAGGCACGGGGGCTGGGCCGGCGCCGCCGAGGAACGGCCACCGGTCGGTGCGGTCGAAGCCGGATGCGTTGCGGGACACCGAGGTGTGGACGTGCTTGGTGTGCGGGTTGGATCCGGTGTAGACGCTCCAGCCGGAGAAGTCGGCTCGGGTGATCCGCCGGTTGTAGATCACGTAGCCGCCGCCGGTCAGCCGGGAGTCGCCGGCCGCGCCGGCGAGCCGGAGTTGCTCGGCGTACCAGCCGGGGTCGATACCGTTGGCGGTGATGTCCAGTGCGCGCACCACACCTATGCCCCCGACGATCAGCCACGGGTTGTGGTCGGACTCGCGGGTGGCGTGCGCGGCGTCGCCGATGGTGCCGTCCGAGGCTTTGTCCCGGTTGGGCCAGCGCTGGTTGACGTCCTGGCGCAGGGAGATCAAGGCGTTCGCGAGCCGCCAGGTCATGTCAACACCGGCTGCGTGCCGCCGTCGGTGGGCGGGTCGGTGTCCTCGCCGCGCAACAGCTGCGGGTCCTCGTGGTCCTCGTCACCGGCGGTGGTGGCCACCGGCTCGTCGTGCTCCGTGGTCGGGTCGGTCATCGGCTTGTTCCTTTCGGGTCATCGTTCGGGTTGTGGGGACCCCATACGCGACGTTTGAGTTCCTCGATCTCCGACTGGGAGACCGATAGCTCGGCGCGGACCTGCGCGAGTTGCAGCCGGAACCGGGATACGTCCCGATTGGACGACTCCAGCGCTTCGGTGTTGGCGGCGCGCTCCGCGTCCCATTCGCCGCGGATCGCCGCGCGTTCGTCTGCCCACGCTTGCTTGAGGGTCCGCAACTCCGCTTTCAGGTCAGCGATCTCGATCCGGAGCGCCTTCTCTCCGGTCTGCAAGGTTCCGATGTAGTCAGTCGCCGAGTCGAGCAGTGTCGCGTCGGACTCGGCGTCGAGCTTGTGCAGCTCGGATCGTCGACGGAGCAGGAAAATCAGGAATTGGACCGAGCCGCCACCGATCGCGATGGCCGCGATCTGCAGAATGAACGCGGAGTTCACGATTGGTTTCCCGACTCGGTGATCTGGTGAGCGGTCGTCGCGAGGCTCACCACCCGCAGCAGCGTGCCGACGGCGATCGCGAGAAATCCCGCGCCGGCCACGGCACCTGCGAGCCCGAGCCCGAGGATCACGCCCAGGCCGTAAACGATGCAGCCGGCGGCCAGGACGGTCAGGCCAGTGGCTTCCAGGAGCGAGCGGCCCAGCATGATGCCCAGCAGAACGGTCAGCCCGCCGATCAACAGCCCCATGCCCATAAGGCGGCTGACGGTGCCGGTGGCCAGTGTCTCCAAGGCGCGGGACACCGCGTCGCCGTAGATGATGGCGAGGATGCCGGGTATCGGCAGGATCACGGCGAACGCGAGCGTGTAGGGCTGGTGGACTCTTGCGAAGCGCAACCGTCGGATCATCTCGGCCGTTTTCCCAGTCATAGAGCCCCTTCCCATCAGGCTGGTGGGGCTCCGGCGATGGCGTCCCACACGGAGTTGACGGTGAACTGGAGGTCGCCGTCGCTGCTGTCGTGGGTGATCACGGGGTTGCTGGCGACGGCGATCGCGAACCGGCCGGTGTAGTCCTCGCGGTTGGCGAACACGTTGACGGACAACGCTCGCCGCAACGTGGATCGAGGGGTTTCTTCGCTGGTTTCGGCGGCGACATCGGTCGCGGCCTTGATCATCGCTGCCTGTACGCGCCGTACGAACGGCGGCCAGGACGAGAGATCGGTGGTGCCGTGGAGGTCTGCTGCCACGAGTTTCTCCTTTGCTAGGCGGACTTTCCGAGCACCAGCCAGCCATCTCCGGCGGTGTCGATGTGAACCACGTCCCCCACGGTCGGGGTGTAGCTGGTCAGCCGCGGGATGGTCACGGTTCCGCTGTCCACGGCGACGATGACCTTGGTGCCGCTGGTGCCGGACACGGTGCCGGTCTTGCGGCGGCGACCGTCCAGGGCTCGCTGCACGAGTTGGAGAATGGCGGCTGCGAGGCTCATGACGGGCTCCTACTGTTCCGGCGGCGGCATGTCGTTGCTGCGTGTCCCCAGCCCTTGGGTGCCGTCCGGGGTGAGCGGCACGGAACACGAATCGATGATGTGCGTGGTGGCGACACCGTCCTGGATCGCGGTGATCACGTCGCCCGCGTCCAGGGCGGGATTGACCAGTTGCTCCATCGCGATCTGCACACCCAGACCGCGCACCCGTTCCAGCAGTGCGGTCGCGGTGGTGGTGCATTGCGCGACTGTGGTCAGCAGTGGCGAGCTGTAGAACCGTGGTTTGCGACCGAACGGGCCGCCGTAGAGGGTCGGTGAGTTGGGGTCGGTATCGGACACCGCGGCGTACACCGGCAGGGTTCCGTCTGAGCGTTGCCCGGACGCGATGGCACGGTTGTAGACCTCTTTGCGGGTGAGGGTGTCCTTCGCGGTGAGCAGATTGCTGTCGCTGTCGCCGGTGGTGATGGTCCACACGGGAGGGTCGGCCAGTGTGGGTTGCGGCCGGATCACGCCCATGCCCAGCACATCGAAAAACGTTTCGGCGCCGATCGCGTCGGCGAGCTTTTCGATGCCGTCGGGCCATCGGTTCCGGTCGATCTCCAGCAGGGCGGCGATCTGGGTGGAGCCGGTCAGGTCGGTGACCGGCACGCCGGTACCCAGGGTGGCCTGGATCAGGCGGCGGATCTCGGCGACCACGGTGGCGCCCGCGACCGTCTGAACGGGAGCGTCGAATCGGTCCTCGGCGACCCGGCTGCTGCGGTCGACGAGGTCGACGGTGACGTCCGCGGAGGCACTGACCGGGCGCTGCCGGGACGTGGTCTCCAGGGAGAACATGCCCAGTGGGACCCATTCGATGGTCCCGCTGGGCAACACGATCCCGTACTCGATCGCGGCTTCACTGCCGAACGGGGCCAGCAGGTCCGAGGGGCGGGCCGGCCAGAAGCTGGGGTCGGCCTGCAGTGTCGCGGTCCGCCGCACCTGGCTCTTGGCGTCCACAGTGACCTGGCCGCCGGAGATCGGCAGATCGGGATGCACACCCGTGGTGGGGCTGTACACGGTCACCCGGGCGGTCATGGCGTGCGACTGGGTGATCGCGATGCGGGCCTGGGTGCTCAACGGCCACATGGTCTACACCAGCGCCGAGGGTGCTTCAACTTCGACGAACGGTGAGCTGATCAGCCATGCGTCCTGCCACGCCAACCGGTCTTCGGGGTCGTCGCTGACCGTCGCCAGGGCCATCCACCGGTCCGGGTAGTGGTACTCGGCGGGTGCCCGCAGCAGCACCGGTGCACCGTCGGCGAACATGCCGAGCAGCTGCGTGCGGCTGTCTACGCTCAGGGCGTTGAACTCCACCGTGCCTTCGGCGCCCTGGCGCTGGGCGGCGGTGACCACGACTTTGCGGCGCCGGTTGATTGGCTGGAACACACCCTGCTGGATCGGGTAGTCGAGCTTCGGCTTGCGGCGCAACCCGATCAGCATCGGTGAGTCGGGAGTGGACGGGTGGGTCAGCCATGCCTTCCGGTTGGAAGGCAGGCTGGCCGGGTCGGACACGACCCAACCGCCGGTGATGCCGGGATAGGACACCTGGTAGGTGACCACTGTGTCGAGTGGGCATTCACCGTCCAGCACGGTGTAGACGGGTGCGAGTACCGATGCCGACAGATCAACTGTTCCTGTCCACACGGCACCGAACGTCGCGCCGTCGAACGCGGTGGCGTCGGTGGGCGGCCCGGTCTCGATGGTGATCGAGTCGAGGTCCATCGTGCCGCCTGCGGGCATGCCCGCCGCGGTGATCTTCACTGCCGGTGTCACCGCGCCCGCCGGTGGGATGACCGCGGCGACGGGCCGGCCCCATGTGTTGACCGATTCGTTGACCTGGTCCGCGGTGAGCGGGACCGAGCTGCCGGTGAGCGCGCCGCCGCTGATGTCGGTCCAGCCGATGGTCAGCGTGACCGAGGTCGGACGGGCGGATGTCCGCATGCCCCAGCCGACCGTGACCGTCCCATCGGCCGGCGGGGACAGCAACCCGGTGGGAATCGTGACCCCGTTCGATCCGGCACCGGCCACGGTCGCGCGCAGCACATACCCACCGGCGGGTGCCGTCACGTCCGCCAACCGAGTCAAGACGGGGCTACCGGCGTCGGGGACGTAGCCGTTGAGGCCCGTTTCCAGGCCGGGGTTGGTGGCGTAGTTCAGGCGTGTCGCGCGGGCTCCGGCGGCCAGCGGGTACGCGCCGCGCACCGGTGTGCGGGTGCCGTCGGCGGTGATCCGGACCAGCTGCAACGCCGTGGCGTAAGGCCACCACACAGTCACGGCCATCACGCCGGTGTCCGGTCGCGGCTCAAGCAGCACCCCACCGCCAGGGTAGGTGGCCAAGGGGTAGCCGCCGGCCCACGACGCGTACGCCCAGGGATAGGAGCCCAGCTGTGACCCATAGGAAAACGTCGCCGGGTTACCCGGGATCGGCGGGGGCAGCTCCCCGACATCCGGCGCCGGGAGAACCGACCCGGCCCACGGCGCTTGCCCGTGTGCCGCCTTGGTCGCCACGCTACGGACCCTCGTAGGTGCCGGTCATACTCGACTGCGCCGTGGTGACCGCGACGGTGTTCAGTGTCACCCCGGAGTTCTGATAGGGGCACAGTTCCACGTAGTCCCCCACGGCGAGCGGGACCTTGATCGATCGTGCGGGCACGATCGTGTTCAGCAACGCGCCCACGGACTGGATCATCACCTGGGACGCCAGGATCTCAACACCGTTCTTCTTCCAGATGCACCCGCGTCCACCGGATCCGTTGGGCTCGCAGGAATAGGCGCCGGTGAACGCGTACTTGCCGGCCCATCCGGTGGGGATGGTGAACCGCGACGGGTTGGTCACGGGCTCGTGGCACGACACAAGGTCAAAGTCCTCGGTGTCGAACGTCAACGGCTGCGCGAACGCGTTGTTGGCGTTGATACCCTGCGTCGATGTCTGGCGCAGCGTGGAACTCGGCCTGATGTTGGCGAGTGTGCTGATCCACCCTTGCGCCAAAGTCTTCTCGACGACCACCTGCTCGTCGATGATGTACGCCCGCATCCCGACATGCGCGTCAGCGGGCAGCGCGGACCGGGTCGTGACCGGCAGCACGCCATCGCGCAATGTCGGTGCGACCGCCCACAGCGTTCCTGAACCCCACGCCAGCGCGCTGGTTCCCTCTCGTCCACGAAGGACTGTCACAGTCGTCGACGCCGCGGTGTGCGCGTTGATCCATACGACCTCGAACACACCAGTGGACGGATTTTGCAGAGTGACGGGAACATACGTCGTGGTCGACAAGCCAGACGGAATCGCCGTCGCGAACGCAGCGGATTGCAACGACGTGTCCGAGATCGCCGCAGCGGCACTCAGCGTGCCAAAGGCGTAGTTGGACGGCAGGCGGTTCTCATACGTCACAGCGATCTGCCCTTCATCGTGTGCCGCGCGAGATCGCGTCGGCCGTGTCGTCATGTGCGTCGGCGATCCGGCCGTCGACGAGGCCGAGGAATTCCCCGCTGTCGAGGTAGAGAGCGCCGCGGAACTGGCCGCTGCCGGTGGTGGACTGGCCGGTCAGAGTGGCCGACGAGTTGCGGCTGACGGTGGCCACCAGGGAGTCGAACGCGCGGGTCTGCGCGGGACTCAAGACACGCTCAGGTTCGTTGGTGCCCTTGTACATCCAGCCTGAGCCGCTGGCGATGCCGCCTTGGTCGTACCAGTTGTGGGCCTGCCACCAGCGTTGTGCGCCGAGCGGATCGCCGTAGCGCGACGAGATGTAGCCCAAGCCCCACTCGGCCTGCCCGGCTGCGGTCGACTCGATGGGGCCGTTGACGCTGACCATCTTTTGGAACAAGCCACGTGCCGACGAGGAGGGGTTGGCGGCGGCGGGGTTCCAGCCGGACTCGTGGCTGATGATCCAGGACAGGGCGTCCCACTGCGGACCGCCGCCCCACCCGAACCGGGCGGCCACCGCGCGGACCGCGCCGACGACTTCCGGTGAGCCGGCGGCGCCGGCCGAGGTGGTGGTGAGCGCGGTCAACGCGGACACCGCCGCGGCACGCACCCCGTCGGTCGCGGTGGTGGCGATCCCCGATGCCTGTGCTGCCAGCAGGCTCCCGGCGCACAGGGTGCTGATCTGGCCGATCAGTCGGTAGGTGTCGGCGAAGTACGGGCCGATCAGCGCACCGAAGTCGATACCGGCGCCGCCGCCGGGGACGAACGTGCCGCCGACGATCGGCAGGGAGGCGTGACCGCCGAACTGGATGCTGTCCGCGCCGGCCGCGCCGGGGCCGAACCGCACGCGCGACGGTGAGCCGCCGGACTCCACATTGATCCCGGCGAGCGTGCCGGCCGTGTGCACGTCGGAGAAGCCCGTCGCGAACGCGGTGGACAAACCTGGGACAAAACCAGGCCACGGCTGGGATCGAGCCACGCCGAGCCTGCGGTAGGGGTTGGACTCGCCGCGCAGAACGTTGGTGATCGCGGACATGAACCCGCTGCAGTCGTAGCCGTCCGGGCCGACCGCGCCCCACACGTACGGCTTGCCGTCCTGCTGCTTGGCGAACACAATGCCGCGGGCGAGGGCGGCATCCAAGCTGGACCCGGTGTCGGCGACCAGGCCGCCGCTGGCGAACCGGCGTGCACCCGTTGCCTGCAATGCTTCCGGCACACCGTTGTTCAGCGCGGTCAGGAATGGTAGCGCGCGACGGGCGATCGCTTCCCGGACCACGAACTCCCCCGCCGATACCCGCGCGAGGATGCTGTCCGATGTGGCCGTGCCGGGACCGGTGACTCGGCCGCCGAGTGCGAACGCGATCGGGATCGGCGCGACGTGGTTGCCGAGCGCGAACTGGTCGTCGAGGGTGTTCCACGCGGCGACGATGCCCGCGTTGATCGGGAACGCCAGTACCCACCGGATCGGGTCGGCTGCCGCGCCGCGGATGCGGTCCCATTGCGACACTGCCCAGTCGGCGGTGAAGGCGATCGCGGCCCGGGTCGCGGCCATCGCGTTCTGCAGCTCGGTCATCGCGAAGGTCTGCGCGGCTACCGATACAGCCACGATCTGGGTGATGATCGCCCACTGCACGCCGGTCAGTAGGGCCAGCGCGGTGGTCTGCAGGGCGACCGCGGCCACCGCGGGCAGCACGAGCAGCGTGATGGCGGTGGTGATCTGCAGCAGTGCCGGACCGAGCAGCGTGACCAGAGAGACCGCGAGCGCGGTCACCGCGACGGTGGCCAGGGCGGCGATCGCGCCGAGCGCGGCGATCGCTGCGGGGTCAATCGTGACGGCCGTCGCGGGCGCGGCGGTGGGCACAGTCGCAGGCGTGGTGGCGATGCCGCCAGCGGCGAACTGGGCCACGCCGAGGACACCGCCTCGGGCGTAGCCGCGGCCGGCCATGGCGGCGGCGTTGGCGGCCAGGATGGTCGCCGGGCCGATCGCGCGGACCAGCTCGGGCACCAGCACGGCCTCGCCGGGTGACAGCAGCGACAGGATCGAGTCCCGGCCGGGTGCGTACCCGGGCAGGACGCCACCACCCGCGAACGCGGCGAGCTTGACCTCCGGCAGATTGACGCCCGGAAGCAGGTTGACCACCTTGCGGAGGCCGTCGTTCCAGACGAAGTCGATGATGACCTGGATGCCGTCGTGGACGAGTTTCTTGAGCCTGTCCCAAATTCCGCCGATCTTGTCGCCCATTTTGTCGAACGCGTCGCCGACTTCGCCGGCCTTGTCGACGATCCACTGGAAGGCCGGATGGATCGCGTTGTCCCACAGCCACTGGATCCCGTCGCCGATCTGCTTGACCGGGTTCATGATCGCGCCGAGCAGCCACGTGAAGATCGCGGCCACGACCTTCACGGTCCCCACGATCCGTTCGAGGGCAGGCAAGACGAGATTCTGAATCACCCAAACCAGCGCGCCGATAAGAAGGTCGCCCAAAAACTGGATGATCGGCATCAGCAGGGTGATCACGGCGATCACCGCCGGCAGCAGGGCCATCGCCAACTGCAGCAACGGCGGCAGAAGCGGCAGAAGCGCGGTGATCAAGTTGGTCAGCAGTCCGCCGACGATCGGCAAGATGGGAACCAGGGCGGTCAGCAGTTGGGTGGCGATGTCCGCTATCACGGGAATCAGCGGCACCAGCGCCTGCACGATCTGGATCACGATCGGGATCAAGGTCTGCAGGTAGGTCATCCAGACCCCGCCGATCACGCCGGCCAGCTGGATGATCACCGGGATCAGCGCCTGGACCAACGGCATCAGCCCGGCCGCCAGCTGGGTGATCAACGGTACGAACACCGGAACCAGCGACGCGACCACGGCCACGACGCCCTGGATCGCGGGCATGAACGCCATGAAAATGTTGGCAGCAGCCTGAATCAGCGGCACCAACACCTGCAGTGCGGACCCGATCAGGCTGGCGATCACCGGCAGCAGCGCACTGATCACCGGCGCGAGTGCCTGGAAAACTGGCAGGAGGGCCTGCGCGATCATGAGCGCGATCTGGCCGACTACGGGCGCGATCTGCAGCAGCACACCGGCCAGCACGGTGATCACCGGCGCCAGCGCCTGAACGACGGCGATCAGGCTCGGGCCGAGCGCGTTCAGCAGCTGCACGGCGAAGACCACGACGGTGCCCAGAACAGGGGCGAGCGCGGAGACCACGCCCGCGATCAGGGTGATGGCCTGCGTGATCGCACCGGAAGCGATCAATGGAGCCAATGCGGCCGACAGGACTGCGCCGACGGTGCCGATCGCCTGGACCAGCGCGACGATGCCGGGCATCGCGGCCACGGCCAGGTTGAGTAGCAGGCTGGCCAAGATCTGAACGACCGGGCCGACCGCGGTGACGACCTGCCCGATACCCGCGAACAGCACCGCGAATTGGGACGCCACCTGCGTAGTCGCCAGGAACGCCAGCATGTCTTTGGTGACGCCGTTCATCGCGCCGCTGACCACCGCGAGGTTGGCGCCCATCGCCGGCAGCGTGCTGCGCGCGAACGTCTCGAACGCAGGGCCGAGCCCAGCGAACAGGGCTTCCTGCACCGAGGTCTTGAACTGGGTCATCTCCGGGTTGAGCGCGTGGAACGAGCGCACGAACTCCTGCGCACTGGGCGACAGCTTCGCCATCGCGGCATGGATCTTGTCCGCGGCCGAGGCGCCGACCGTGCCCGCGTCGGCCATCGCCTGCGCCAGTTGCGTTTGCGCCTGCGCCACCGCCAGCTGAGCGTCCGCAATGGACTGTTGCGACTGGATCTGCACCCGCGCCGACTCGACCTGCGCGTCACGCACACCCTGCTGCGCGTCGGCCACACCCTGGCCCGCCGAGGCGACCCGATCCTGAGCGGCGACCACCTGATCCGACCCTGCGACACCCGCCGCATCGGACGCGGCCTTGTCCTGCGCCAGTTGCCCGTTACGGGACCGGATCTCATCGAGCGACAGCACCTGCTGCTCGTAGGCCAGTTGGGTGCGCGCCAGGGCGTCACCACCCACCCCGGAGGCCTGGGCGTCCTGCAGCGCGCGCTGCGCGTCGGCCAGGTCCAGCACCGCTTGGCGCTCGGCGAGCGCGCCGCCGATCACCTGGAACGCGAGATCTTGCTGGGCGCGCCGGGCCTCCTGCATCGCTCGGGTCAGGTCCTGCTCGGCGCGCAGGTGCGCCAGCTCGGCGACGATCACCTGACGTTCGGCGTCCTGCACGCGGCGCGCGGACTGCTCTTGGGCGACCGCTGCGGCGTCGTAGGCCCGTGACAGCGCGGTCTCGGCCTGGGTCACTTGAGCGCGGGCCGAGGTGATCTGTTGCGCCGCCGCGGTCTGCGCCTTGGCGTTGGATGTGGCGTTGGCCGCGGCCTGGGTATCGGCCTGGCTGAACGCGCTCAGCGCGCCGCCGACCCCGTTCAGGCCGACAGCGAGGGCACCGACAGGCACGAGGACCGCGGCGATCGCGGCCGGCAGCGCGACCAGGGCGCCACCGGCGATGCCGACGCCGGCCGCGACGCCGAACCCGATGCTGGCACCCGCCATCGACAGCGCGGTGAGCTTCGCCAACGCCGCACCGGTATCCAGGTTGACGCCGACATGGATCGCCGACAGCCGGCCCGCGGTGGCCTTGAACGTCGCCAACGCCGCCGCCGCGCCAGTCAGCTCAGGGTCCACCCCCAGCTTGATCCGATAGGCCCGGCCGGCACGCAACGCGAACGCCTGCAGCTTGCCGGCAGCGGGCAGGGTGTCCACATCGGTCGCGATCTTGACCTTGGCGTCGCGGACCGAGCCGCGCGCCGCGTTCAACGCCGCCTCGGCGTTGCCGGCGTCGTTGGTCGCCGCGGCCACGGCCCGCTTGGCCTGCGCCACTTTCAGCTCGCCCGACGCGATCTGCGAGGCCCGCGCGTTGCTCTTGGCGCGGGTCTCCGCGAGCTGCTTCTCCGCGACATCCAGCAAAGCCGCCGAATCACTGCTGGTGTTACGGGCGGCGGCGATGCGCCGTTCCGCCGCGACGACCTCGGCCTCGGCCTTCCGCAGCGATGCCGTGTTCGCCTCGACCTTGAGCTGGATCGTGGGGGTCTTGACCGCGGCGCGGATGTCGCGCTGCACCTTGCTGACATCCGCCCGGACACCGACGGTGATCTCCGGGTTAACGGTCTTGAGTTCGCTGCGGATCCTGGTGTGGAAGTTCTTCAAAGACGGGATCACGTCGATGGTCCCGGTGCCTGCGGAGTAGTTGGCCACAGCTCACCCCTCGGCGATGATCCGTTCAAACTCGGATTGGTCCACAAACAACAGGTGCGACTCGACCCACTCGTGGGCCTCGCGGGCCTTCTGGCGTTGATACAGCTGGGCCGCGGTCTTCGGCCGCGGTAGCCGTCGCACGGTCGGTCTGCGTGACCCGTGCGGTGCGCTGGCAGCGGTCCAGTGCACGACTTGCTGCAGCAGCTCGTGCACACCCATCGTCAGCGACACCAACAGGTCCACTTCGGACAAGTCTGGTGCCCCGTCGGATGTGCGTGGCGGCTGTCCGATGGTCTGCTCGTACAGCTCGACGTCGGTGGCCTGAGCTTGGGCGAGGTAGGACGTACGCCGCCGCTGAAACGCGGTCACCAGGTTGTGTAGCGTGTTCGGGGTTTCGGTGCCGTCGAAGAAGTCCCGCAACCGGTAGGGCGTCGAGAACGCCAGGTCTCGCTCGATCTCGTCGCCGTAGCGGTCGAGCAGGCCGGCTACCTCGGTAGTTTTCCCCGGTCCACCCCATAGTGCTTCAACACGTCTTCCAGCAGCGCGTTGGTCTCGTCGACCGGTTCGGTGCGCCACTCGGCCCAAAACGCGGCGAAGTCCTCATCGGACAGCAGGATCCGCAGCTGGTCTTCGGGGTCGGCGGTGCGCGCGAGGCTGAACGCTGTGCCCGTCTCCAGTTTGTTGGGATCCCGGAACGTCACGAACTGCGGGCCGCCCTCGATCGGGTTGTCGAGGTCCAGCTCGAACAGTTCCCGGGTGGCCTCTTTGTGGTAGTTGCGGCGGGTCTTGCGCATGAGGGATGGGTCTCCATCGGGGTGGGCGGGACGGGTGAGCGGGATGTAGCGCGGCTAGAACGGGCCGTGCTCCGGTGTGGTCGGCGGGGTCGACGGCGGCTCTGGCTGGGCGGTGGTCTCGCCGGTGATGTCGACGTATCCGTTTGCGGCGAGCCGGGCTCGCTCGGCGGGATCGCCGGTGACGAACGTGTCGCCGGAGTCGGGGTGTCGCAACGTGAAGTCGGGCATGACGGTGTGGGAGTCCTTTCCTTGCAACAGGCGGGCGCAATGGGTGTGGTCCGGGTCAGGTGCCCGCCAGAGCTGACCCGGACCACGATGGGAGGGGATCAGGCGGCGACGGTGATACCCATGGCCGCGGCGGCAGCCAGCGCACCGGGGCCAAAGATGAACTCGGTGCCGATCGTTCCGGACACGTCGTCCGGGACCGCGCCGAGCGTGACGCCGTAGCCCAGCGGGTCATCGCCGTCGGTCCACGCCTGGTCGTCCATATCGGTCACGGTGCACTTGTGGAACGCGCGGGCCATGTAGTACAAGCCGGCGCCCGAGCCGTCGACACCGATGGCGAGGGCACGCCAGTCCATGACGTCCGGCCGGTCCAGGATGTCGGCCTTCCATTCCCCGGCCGCGGACATCTGGGTGGCCACGAGATCGCGGCCCATCCGCAGCTCCAACGTCAACCTTTTGGTCTCGATCGCGGTGAACTTCATCGTGTGGTCCTGCGCCTTGATGTCGCGCCGCAGGAAGCTGGCCGACCCCCAGCCGCGGACCTCGGAGAAGTCGCTCTTCCCGGCGAACGCCAGGCCGTCCGTACTGATCCAGCCGAGCGACTCATACGTGCTGGGTACCGCGATCTGCCCACTGGTCGCCACCAGGGTCGTGATCAGCGGCGCCACGCCGTACTTGCCGAGCAACACTGTGCCGCGCAACGGCTTGCGGATGTTGCCCGCCATGCGGGCCGCGACGGTCTCGAAAGACGCGGGTGTGGTGGTCATGCGACCGGTCCTTTCTGGACGGTTCGAGCACCGACCCGCGGCCGGCACCACGATGGAAGCTCACGGGGACGGTGCGTCCTCGATCTCCTGCAGGCGGGACGTGACGGTCCAGGTACTGGACACCCTGCGCGTGTCGGGATTGAAGTCCGGCAACGGCATCGGCGCGGTCGTATTGCTGATCTTGTCGATGAACCCGGCGCCGGTGGCGACAGCGCGTGCGTCGTTCAGCGCCGCCGAGATCTGTTGGCTCAGCGCGGACGATTCGCCGCGGGTGGACCGCCAGCTGGTGACCTCGACGACGGCGTGATCCTCAAACGGCGTCGACGCGCCGCCGGTCCGGTTGACCCGGATCGGGATGGACAGATCCTCATTGGTGGCCGTACCGGTCGGGCCGAGAGACTCCAGCAGTTCGCACAACGCCAGCTCGACATCCGGGAACCCCTGCATCAGCCTTCCAACGCCCTGGTGAGGAACCGGGTCGCACGGGTGTGCCGGTTGCCGAACTGCTGCGGCACCGCGGCGCCGTCGAAGGCGATCGTCACCTTGACCCGGTCGTTCTTCCGGCCGCCGATGCCGTGTACGAGCCGACCGCTGGCCGCGGTCTGCCCGGTGTCATGTCCCACCAAGGCGCGTGCCTTAGCCAGGCGGGCCGCGGCGCCGAGCGTGCAGATCCGGCGGGCGTCAGGGCCGATCAGAAAGACGCCCATACCGTGGAAGTCCGGTTGGTACTGCATGTCGATCACCCCGTCACGCGTTGCAGTGACATCACGCCACCCGGACGGGTGCCGGAATACGGGTTGTCCCACCACTGCGGCTGACCAGTGACGGTCCACTCGCGACCGTCCGGGAACTCGATCCGGCACTGGGCGGTGACACCGACGGCGATATCCGTGACCGGAACGAACAGGTCGCCGTGGGTGACCACCTGCGCCCGCTGGTCTGTGTCCTCGGTGGAGCCGCCCGGCGCGAACGAGCAACCGGGGATCGTGCCGAGCAGGGCGCGGGTCTCGTCGCCGTGCCGGTCGCGAGTGGCCACACCGAGCACCCTGACCGTGATCCCATAGGCGCTCACGGCGATCTCTCGTCGTCGTACAGGATCGGGTCACCGCCGTACTGATCCATCAGGAACACCCGGCCGTCCGGGTCGCATCGGGTGGTCGGCTGCGTCCACAGGCCCGACCCGCCGGTGCGGGACTGCTCCCGGTAACGGCGCACGATGATCGCTTCACCGTCGGTGAGGTAGATACCGACCACGTCACGCCTGACCGTGAACGGCCCGGTCGTCTCACTGCTGTAGCCGTTGGGATTGAGAAACCCGCGCTTCGCCGACTCCAGCACGATCATCACCACCGCGGCCGGGACCTCCGCCGGGTCGGTCCATTCGCGCCGCGCCTCATCCCGCACGAGGGTGGAGGCGTCCTCCAGGGCCGCCTCCGCCCGGCCGGTTTCAGCCTCGGTGAGTTCCCGGCCGAGACCCAGCCGTTGGGTCAACCCGTCGAGCGCCGCGAGCGGATCCGCCATCTCACTGTTCCCGGCTGGTCATGCCATCTGGATGCGCACGGACCGCGCGAACGTCCCGGCCCCACCGGCAACGCCGGTGGTGACGGCCACGGCCGGCGCGGTGCCGCCCGTCAGGCCCGCGCCGGACGCGGTCATCGCGGCGACGTCCGCACCGGCCAGGGAGCCCTGGAACGTGACCGTGTACGGGCCACCCGGCGAGCCGGTGACCTGTACGTTGCCGGAACCCACCGTGGACAGTCCGCCCACGGCCGACTTCACCCCGGCCGCAGTCGCGTTGAACGGGATGTTGCCGGTGGTCTGCCCGCCGTAGGACAGGGTGAACGAGCCACCAGCCGGAGCGCCGGTGATGGTCACCAGCTGCGACTCGTTCGACTTGCCGTCCGCGACAATGTTCGTGCCCAGGAACACGTCCACCAGGGACCTGTCCTGGGCGTTGCGGAAGTCGTAGTCCTGCAGCCACCGCATCGCCATGTTCGCGAAAACCTTGGTGGCGCCCATCCTCGCGCCCGCCGGAACTGCCGGTGCGCGCATTCCCATGACGTACGCCGTCCTGTGGAACGCGAAGCCCGTGTCCGCGGGGATGGCCAGCGATCCATACACCGGGCCGAACCCAGCCAGGTTGCCGATCTGTGCGCGGCGCAGCGCGGCGTCGTCGCCCGACTGGTCCACCTTCGACAGTCGATCCGACTTCAAAAAGACACCCTCCATGTCGGCACCGAGCACCAAGAACCGGTCACTGCGGGGCACCTTGGCCTTGTTCAGTGCGGTGCTCGCGTCGATCGCGGTCTTGTACGGGTCGACCGTGTCCAGCGTGAGCGTGGTCGCGTAGTCCGCTCCCAGCATCTCCTCCACGATCGCGTCCTCGGCGCCCTCGGCGATCGCGGAGATCTGCGGCTGCAGCACCTGCTTGCCGAAGTCCGTGATGTCGAGCGTCAGCTCCTCGTCGGTGGTCGCGACGGCGTTGTACAGGTCGGTGTCAAGGGTGACGTCGACCTTGGTCTCATCCAGGTTGTCCATCTGGATGATGCCGTCGCCCTCGGACGCCGCCGGACGCGCGCCACGCAGCGCACGCTTGCGCGCCTTGGTGGTCGCCGGAACCCGCAAGGTCACGGTGTCACCGGCCGCGCCGGCGAAGTCGCCGCCCGCGTCGCGCCAAATCAGCCCCGGCAGCACGATCTCACGTTCCAGGAGCCCCAACGCGGCAGCCGCGATCCGCGTCGCCTTCAGAAAGGTATTCGCCATGAAGATGCCTCCAGCTTGGTGGACCGCCAGCGGCCTTCAATGGCGATGGCCGTGCGGGTAGTAGGTCAGTTGCGGCGGATCAGCTCGGCGAGCTTGCGAGGATCGTTTTCCTCCAGCGGCTCGTCCGGATCGGTGCCACCACGCAGGCGCTCCGTGGGCTTCCCGGCGACCTTCGGGACTGGTTTGCCGGCGCCGCCGAAGCTCTCCAGGAGTTCGTCGGCGTCGGCTTCCAGGTCCTCTTCGGTCGCCCCGACAAGCCGGGACGCCTGCTTTTCGGTGAGTCCCTTGCGCACACCGACTCGGAGACGCATCAGCTCGGACTGTGCGTCCGTGGCGACCTTCTCGGCCGCTGCCGCGCGCTCGGTGAGCTTCTGGGACTCGGTCTTGTTGGCGTCTTCCAGCTCCTGGGCCTTCGCCGCCAACGGTTCGAGGTCCTTGAGACGCTTGCGCAGGTTGGCCGCTTCGGAATTGGCCTTGGCGATCTTCGCCTTCGCGCGCGCCTCGTCGAACTGCTCCGCCTTGCCCGTGTCGACGTCGGTCTCGACGGTCTCCTCCGGGGACTCCGTCTCGGTCTCGTCGACTTCGGGCGCGTCGATCTCAGCCATGTGGGGCCTCCAGGGCCTGTTGATGGGTGTTCCCGCCTCCAGGGCGGAAATCAGTGAGCCGCCCCGTAGGCGACACGGAACGCGGCGATCGCGTCCTTTCCGGACACGCCGCCCGTCGACTGCGCCCAGATCCGTTCGGCCTTCAGCGACGCGTCGGGCCACTGTGTGTCCGCCGAGTACACCGGTTCGATCGTGCAGGCACAGAAGTCATGGAAACGTGGATGGTCCCGGGGATCGCCCGCCGTCGCCCTGTTCTTGTAGACCGGCCCCCGAGAAGTGAGCATCGCGCAGAACGCGCACGGGTCGCCCTTGGCGACCCGCATCCACCCGAGCGCCCGGCGGTCCGCGGCGACCGTGTCGAGGATGGTCTTCCGACCACCATTGAGGACGATGCGGGCCACCGAACCTGACACCGCCACGAGGCCGCGCTCGGATGCGAGACTGGGTGACGCGCCAGCGGACAAGTTGCGCCGCACGGTCACCGGGCCGGTCACACGTAGCGAGGTGCGCAGTGCGTCCAGGTTGACACCGTCCGCGGGGACGACCTTCAGTCGGCCTCTTACACCCTCACGGCGGCGGAAGTCAGCCAGGTAGCCCCGCGCCGCGACCGCCACCTGGCCTCGACGGCTGCTCACCATCGCCTCCAGCGCCGCCTGCAGCGGCGGCCACGACTGGTCGAGATCGGCGACTCTCAATAGCGGCCACAATCGGGTCACGTCACGGATCGCGACCGCGCGCAGCGCTACGAGAACCTGCGCGTACGCGCTACTGATGCGCTCCGACGAGAGGTTGGTTGCCACTGCCGGCTCCCATCTGGCTGTCGAGCATCGACGTCAGGTTGCCCAGTGGGTCGCCTTGCGCGACGAGCCGCTTCCATTCGTCCACATCGGACTTTGTGACGCCGGGAATCCGCGCCCACAACGCCTCTGGCGGAACGTGCAGCATGGTGACCGCTTTGCCCAGGGCGTCCACGGCCTGCGAGAGCGACCGGATGTCCATGTCCTGCCACGTGACGTGTGCCATGACGTCCTGCGCGGCGGCGTCGTCGTTTTCGAGAGCTGCCCCGAGTCGCAGCGCCTGGTCGTGGCTCTTGCCCATCGACTTCTGCCGCTCGGTGACCTTCTGCGTCAGTGGAGCGCGGGCCTGCGCGAGCGCGTCCGCGGCGACGTTGACGATCTTGCCTGTCAACGCGGAGGCCGGCGTCTGGGATACGGCGGCGAGCTTCTCCACATCGGACTCTTCCGCCGCGATGAACCCATCCAGTGGAGTCTCGTCGAGGGTGCCGAACTTGGTGTCCGCGTCCTCAGCGATCAGCAGGTCATCCTGGCGCAGCTTGAGTTTCTTACGCCTGGCCTCGTCCTCAGAGTCGGGCTCGGCCATGCCCGTGACCGTCCGGATCTTCCAGCTCGCGAAGTGCTGGGTGAGTAGGCGGTCGAAGCTCGTCTTGTTGATCCGGCCGGCCAGCGCGATGAACGGTTCCACTTCGCCATCGGTCCGGCCGTCGAGATCCAGCATGTTCGCGTACCGGACCACCGGGCACACCCCAGCATTGTGGACTCGGGACTCGATGAACGTGACCTTCGCGCCCTCTCCGGTGGTGGACAGGAAGTACTGCTGCTCCTCGTCCAACACCTGGATCATGAGGTCGTTCCCGGACTTGTCGACCTGGATCGTGTACATCGGCCAGTCGTCCTCAGCCGGCTCGGCGTACACCGCCAGCATCTTGCGGGGGCTGACACCACGCATGACCGCCGTGCTCACACCGTTCAGTTCACCCGGCAAGACACGCACGTAAGACTGTCCATAGGCGAGCGCGGCACGATGGACGGCGATCTGCCGGTTGTCGAAGTCGTTGGCCTGCCACGTTCTCCACGCCGTCGAGTTGTCCGGTAGATCCGGCGAGCGGTACCCGTCGACGTACATCGCCTGCGCGACGGTCGTGACGACCAGGCCGAGCCAGGGCGTCTTCGACAACTCGGCAAGCGCCCTCATCTCCGGATTGGCCGTCCGCGGCATCTTGATGTCCTCGTGCTGCCACCGATACCACAGGTCGATCCGATCAAGCCGAGCCTTCTCCTGGAAGAACGCGGGCAGGAGTCGATCCTTGACCAACTCCACAACGTCGCCCTGCCTCATGCTTCAGGACCTTCCGTTGTGGTGGGGATGGGTGACGGCGTGCACGTTCTCCGGGAGAACGTCACCTAACTGCGGGAGCAATTCGACGCCCGCGTGGTCAAGCAGCTCGGGGGTGACGTAGACGCAGCCATCGGACAATCGCGCCGGAACTGAGTCTGAAGTGGGCGCGCCAGGACCGGTCACGGTGCCACCCGGTTCTGTCGCCATCACCTACCAGACCCTTCCGCTGCGCTTCTTCTTCCTGTTCGGATTGCTGATCACCAAGCGCCGCACCATTCGGGCACCGACCAAGCACACCGCGAGGTCGATCTTGTCCGGCGAGTCCGGCGTCTCCTTCCCGATCGACACCCCGTATCGGTTCGGTCGCCGCCGCGCGTTCCCCATGTGCCGTACCAGTCGCGCGTCAGCGTCGATCGTGAACTGCTTCTGTTCGATCTCCATCAGCGTCAGCTCGCAGGCTTGCGTAAAGTCGAACACCTTGTTCCGCATGTCCCATGCGATCGGCTGCGGTTCCTTGCCAGTCGGCACCGCCCAGAGCTCAAGCTCGTCGCGGTACAGCTCGGGCCACGAGATCTTGGTGAACGACTCCCATTCCTTGACGTCCGCGAAGAAGCCCTTCACGTTCCAGGTCCGGAACGCGTACGCCACCTTGGCGTCCACCTCGATCACCGGCACCACGTCATCGTCGTCGTTCGGGTCCGGCTCCCACGCGTCCACAACGAACACGTGTCCGTCGGAGATGCAGCACCCGACCAGACCGGTCGCGTCCCTCGACTTGGAACCGTCGAAGAACAGGGCGATGTCCTCGCCCGGCAACACAATCCGGTCTGTGTCGAACAACAACTCGACTTGTTCTTCTGTGACCCACGCGTCGAGCGCCGACGTAGGCCGGTTCAGGTATTTGCATTTCGAGTCGTCCGGTCGGGACTTTTGGTCCCAGATCCGGGTTTTGATCGCCCGACGGTCGACCCACCAACAGTCGTCGTACACGTGCGCGAGGGCACGGTCCAGCGACGCCTCGTCGCCCATGTCCGTGTCCGGCGGCGCGACCCGCGCGTCATACAAGATCCGGGACTCGCCCTGAACGCGCCCTTCCTCTTGGGCGAGCCACGCTTTCCAGTCTTCCTGGGCCACCGATCCTTTGCCGGGCTTCCAGGCGTTGCAGGTCGACATCATCCGCGACCCGGACTTGGCCAGGTTGTCTTCCAGGGTCGCGCAGAACTCGATGCCGCCGTTGTTCGGCAACCAGTGTTCGGTCTCGTCACCGACGATCGCGGTCGCCTCGGCACCCTCGGCCGCCGTCGACGACGACGTGATGACCTGCAGCGTGCCTTCGGGAGCCTTGAAGTACTGCACTTTCCCCGGGTCGAGTAGGAAATCCCGGACGATCCGTGAGCCCTTCGGGGCGAACGCGCGCACCATGCGCATCGTGTTCGCGGTCTGCGATTCCGCGGTCGCCGCGATCTGCACCAGCGGCATCTCCACCGGCCGGCCCACGCACCCGCCGAGTACCTTCGGGTCGAAGTCCCGGAGTCGGACCGGAAAGCACAGTTCCGACAACGCCCACAGCGCTGCGAACGGCGACTTTCCGCTGCCCTTGGCCAATCTGCGGATGGCGCGGTGAAACAGCCAGTTCCCCGACTCGTCGACCGCGTACCACCAGAGTAGGAAGCGGATCTGGCTGTTCACGAATTCGAACCGCTGGCCGGCGCGCGGCCCGTTCGGCTGCCTCAGGTACTTCGTGGCCCCTTTGACAACTTCCCACCCGAGGGTGAGATCAGGGAGTCCGGTCGGAAGAGTGACAAGCCGTTCAGCTGGAGAGACGGCGGCGATAATCATCGAGGGCCGCCACCGCGGCGTCCTCATCGGCATCGGTCTCAGACGCGCGCTGCAACTCCAGCCGCGCCCGACGCCGGTCCCCCTCGGTCGCGAGGAGCACCGTCATCGCCCGGAGATAGGCGCTCAAGCTCGCGCCCTTCATCGGGATCCTCTCCCTGACGACCTCGCCCTGCTCCGTGATGCCGACAAACTGCGGCTGAAGATCACGACTGATCGACTCAGCGATCAAGAAGGCAACCGCCCAGTCCGACGGCTCATAGAAGACACTCTGCCCGGAGTCCCCGAGCGACAGATACCACTGCAGGGCCACCGGGTGCCACGCCTCGTCCGCGTCCGGGATGGTCACTTCCGTCGACGCCTCGGCGGTGTCGACCGGCGTCTGTGGCGCGTTGCGGCGCCGCCGTTGATCCGACCGCTTCGGTACTGGGCCGCTCATATCAACCTCCAGGGTTATGGGTGACCCACCCGGGGTCGGGGGCTACGAGGGGCAGCGGCGCGGCTACCGCGCGGGGAAACGTCGTGTCCGAAACGTCTCAACCCGTACTGGATTTTCGACGCTATGCATAGCGGTAACCCTCTGTTCAAGATCGGGAGGCACCCCCCACCCCCGCATAACCGCAGGTCAGAGGCTTGATCGAGCGTCGGAGTCGATCACATGTCCGCGCATCGTCGCAGGTCAGCGTGTTGATCCACATCGTCGCTGATCCACATCGAGGCCATCACATGGCCATGCATGCAGCTATGCACGGAGCCCGGGGTGAGGCTGCTCCGGCCGGCGCCTGAGTGCGGCGCGCTGAGCCTTGGCAACCACGCCTTGCAGTGTGCTGCGGTGGCGATGGTGCCTCCCGCACAGCGACCGCAGGTTCTGCGGTCGATGGTCCAGCCGGTCGCCGATGTGGTCGACGTCGGTCGCGTGCTCGGTGCAGCGCTGCGCGTGGTCGTAGCCACCGGCCATGTACTCGGCCGGCCGGCCGTCGGCGTCGAGGTCGCCGAGCCACGTGCACCTGCGGCCGTCCCTGCGCAGGATGGGGCGGCGGATGGCCGGCCAGTTCGATGGGAGTGTGCTGCGTCGGTCGCTGCCCTGCCACTGGTCGGGCACAGCGCCCTATGCCCGTGGGTCCGGTCGACCGGCCACCGGGCGCGGCGTGGCCTGCCCGGTCCCGTCGCAGTCGTCGCACGGCACCGGCTTGACCAGGCCGATGATCACAGCCCACGCGGATTGCAGCGGGAGGTTCATCCACACCGACCAGGGCTCGCGGTCGTCGCTGTCCGCCAGCTGGCCGCACCCGTCACAGCGGTGGCACGGCGGCACGTCGCTCTGCACGGTCACTCCTCTCGCTCGTCCCACCACGGGTTCCACATGGGCAGTGCGGAGATGCCGTCTTCGATGTGGTCGCTGCGCTCGCTGTACATGCCGGGCGTCCCGTGTGGATGGAGCGTGCTGTCAGCCCACCGCAGCGCGGCGCGCTGAGTAGGGAAGCCGGACTGGACATGGTCGTCGGGCCTGAGGCCGTAGCCCGGCCGGCGCACGGCCCAGGTCTTAGCTGCCGGGTCTCGGCGCACCTGGACCTTGCGCATCAGGCCGGGTCAGGCACCGGCTTGGCCGGCTCGTCCGGCAGCCAGAGCGTGCGCATCGTCAGGGTGACGTTGCGGCAGTAGTCGTCGTGGTGCCCGTTGGCCTCGACGATCACGCCGGCCCGCCTGCCGGGCGTGTCGGCCGGCCAGGCGGCGAGTTCGCTGAGGATGAACCCCTTGACTGCGGTGGCCTGCGGGTTCTCGCCGTAGATGGTTGCCGCGTCGATCTGCGCGCGGGCCTGCTCGACGGTTCCGGCTGCCTGGAAGGAAAAGCTCACGGATCGCTCCTCGCGACGGTTCTGGGTGGGGTGTCGAATGGACTAACGGCGAGGGCCTGGATACGACGTTGCCCCGGCCGAGGGAGCGACCGGGGCAACGTGTCCTGGAGCCGATCCCAGGTGACTTGGCCGGGGGAGTTTGGGGACGATGAGCGGGCTAGTGCTCACGCCAATTCGCTAGATCCTCAACGGCGTGCATGGCCCGGTTCTGGTCGATGCCGATCACTCCGACCAGGTACCGCCGGTAGGCACTGTCCAGGTTGGCCACTGGGTAGCATTGAACGACATAGCCGGCGTGCTGGTTGGCGTCGGCCGGATCCCATTGCCACTCCATGGGGTGGCACGTCAGGGAGCATTTCAGAAACGGTTTCATGTTGCGCGCCGCGATCCCCGGCTCCATGCGAAGCAGGCCGAGTGCGGCCTGGTTCAGCGGCGGCCGGTCGGCGCGCAGTCCGCGGATGACCTCGGCTACGGCCTCCATCGGCAGGCCCAACTTTTTGGTCATTTGGGCCATGACTGCAGCATCGTATTCGGCGTAGGCGGCTGCGGTGAATACCTCCGTGGCGTACGCCGTGGCGCGCGGCTGGTCGAAGGTCTCAGCCGTGTCCGCGTTGTACTCGACCACCAGCCGGTAGTTACCAGCCAGGTCCACATCGGCCTTGACCCAGATGCTCTCGGGCTCGTTGGCGGCGCCGCTCTTCATGACCGACTAGCTTGCCAGAACACAGGCGCCGACTGGGGGGATTCCGAGACGGGTCGGCGTGCCGCGTGATCGACGTTCACTGCTGAGGTCCGCTGGCCACCCGGAGGCAGGCGCTGCAGCCGCAGCCCTCCGGCGGCCGACTCTCCGCCTCGGCGATGAACTCCGCGACGAGCGCCTGCTGGAGTCTGTGCCCCTCGACGTCGACCGGGTTCGGCGCCCACGGATTCCTTCTGAACGGGAGGTGGCTGAACTCGGTTCCACGGGCGGGAATCACCCGATAGTGCTCCATCGGCGCGGCGATCTCGCGCGCTCGGCGACTGTCGCTCGTGCAGGTCATCGTCCGCCCGGTGAGCCGGTTCAACACGTCGTACACCGGAGGGACTCCCTCGCTCGCCTGCGTGGTCGGCTGCTGCGCTCTCGGCACAGAACACGCACAGTCGCATAATGGGGGTGATATAGCGCCTGGTCAAGTCTGCTGGCGCTGGCGTGCCGGAACGCTGCGCAGCAGCTCAGCGCTCGCCGTGGCGTCGTAGAGCGCCCGGTTGTCAGCGCCCCGGTCGACCACCGCACAGCGCAGGCGGATGGTGTGCACCGATCGGCCGGTCCACTGCGCGAGCGCCGCCCTGTCCATAAGGACCCGGTCGGGCTGCCGAAGTACGACCACGATTCACTCCTCTGCAAACGTTGGCGGTCAATTCACCCGTCCAGTGTGGACCAGTTGCTGCTACTGTCTCGCCCGCACCCGGTGCGCAGCCTGCGGTTACTTCTGCTTATGAAACTACCGCTGGCGATCTTGATCTCGGGGGCGCACGCAAACTTCATGTGGTGCCCGGTGCGCAGGAGACGGTTACTTCGCCTCATAAGCGGGTGGTGCGGGTTCGAGTCCCGTCGGCGGTTCGCCGCTGTAGCTCAATTGGCAGAGCGCCTACGTCACCGTCACCGACCTTGATCTCGGGTCCACTGAAGTTCGCGTCGCTCCCCTCCGCTGAGAGGGTTGAAGCGCTTGTCGAAGTTCAACACCACCACCCGCGCCCGGCCGGCCGTGTCATCCCCGGTCACCACCGAGCGCACGGCGTCCGGCCGCACGTTCGAGGGCGGCGCCGGCTACGCCCGCGACGTCAAGTCCGAGCTGTTCCTGTTGGCAGTCACCAACATGGTCGGCGAGCAGACCTTCTACGAGACCGGCGCCCAGCGAGACGACCGGTACGAGCAGCTGGTCCAGCAGTCCACATTGGCTGATCCGGAGTGGACAGCGCGCATGCTCGGATGGCTACGTGGTGAGGGCAACCTTCGGTCCGCGGCGCTGGTCGGCGCTGCGGTGTTCGCCAAGACTCGCCTGGACGCTGACCTGGCCGGCTTGTCCCGTCAGGTTGTCGCGTCGGTGCTGCAGCGCCCCGACGAGCCAGGCGAGCTGCTGGCCTACTGGACCAGCCGGTACGGCCGGGCGGTGCCGAAGCCGGTCAAGCGCGGTGTCGCTGACGCGGTGCAGCGGCTGTACACCGAGCGGGCGCTGTTGAAGTACGACACCGACTCGAAGGGCTACCGCTTCGCCGACGTCCTGGAGCTGGTGCACGCGACCCCGTCCGCGCCGTGGCAGGGCGACCTGTTCAAGCACGCCATCGACCGCAGGCACTGCCAATGCGGTTCCTCTCGGCGTATCGCGCCGCGCCTTCCCTCCGGTGGTCTTGGGCGTTGCAGAAGGCCATCACGCACTCGTTGGCGAACGTGCCCCAGCTGCCTGGCCGGACGCTGGTGCTGGTCGACACCTCGGGGTCGATGCACGCCGGGTTCTCCAAGGACGGCACGCTGATGAGGTGGGATGCGGCTGCCCTGTTCGGAATCGCTCTCGCTTCCCGGTGCGCGACGGCGGACGTGGTGTCGTTCTCTGGTGGCGGCTACTACGGCAACGCCATGTCCTCGAAGGTGTTCCCGCTCCACGCTGGCGAGTCACTGCTCAGGTCGCTGACGCGGTGGACCGATGACGGGTACTTCCTGAACGGCGGCACCGACACGCCCGGCGCGATCCGGAGGCACTACCAAGGCCATGACCGCGTGGTGATCTTGACCGACGAGCAGGCCGGCCGCGGTGATGTGGACGCCGCACTGCCTGGCAATGCGGCGATGTACACGTGGAACCTAGCCGGCTACCAGCTCGGGCACGCGCCATCAGGATTCGCGAACCGGCACACGTTCGGGGGCCTCACGGACGCCGCTTTCAAGATGATTCCGCTGCTCGAAGCTGGCCGCAACGCTGCCTGGCCGTTCTAGGCATCGAGGGTCCCGCAGGCTTGTGATTCCGTTCACAAGCCCGTGGTCCTCGGGTTCGTGTTGGTGAGGAGCATCGCGAGGTTCAGCCACTCATCACGCGCCCAGGTGCGGCGGCACGAGCGGCATCGGACGGTGTCGGTGTAGAGCGGGACGAACAGCGCAGCACCGCATTCGCCCGCGTCCGTCGTGTTCGGACACGGGCCTAGCGGCCGGGGCGGCAGGTCGTGCGCGAGCGCCCTGGCCTGCGTCCACAATGCACGGATCTCGGCGGCGAGTTCGACGATCCACTGGTTGCATGCGGACCGGTCGATTTGGGTCATGAGGTAGGCGATCTCGGTGCTGACCGTCCACCGACGAGGGTGGGTCTCGTCGAACTCCTCCCGCAGCCAGCAGGCGAGCCGGCGGACCTCGCGGGGGATGGAGTGGGGTGGGTTGTCCTCGTCGTCAGGGCCGTCGCCATCAGGCTTGGACCGAAGGTCCAGCGTGACGATCACGTCGTTGCGCGCCGGTGAGCGAGATCCGTAGCCGGGTGTGCCGCGGCCGGGCGTGCCCCGGCCCGGCGTGGTGAGCCCGGGAAGCATGGCGGCGTAGGTCTCCAGTTCGCGCAGCTTCCGTTGTGCGTCGCGTACGCAGCGGTGGCAGGCGTAGCGGTGGCCGGAATCCCTGTGGTCGCACAGGAGACATGCGGTCACCCTTCAGGCTCGCCGTATGCACGGTTGTTGTTGGTGTTGCCAGCGCATCAGTCGCTCACCGTCCCCGCCAGAGAGTGATCACCGCGGCGGCGACGATCCCGACGACCCCGGCCTGGATGGCCCAGAGCAGGGTCAGCGCCATGAGGTCTGACGCGTGGTACCGGTCGGCGGCGAGGAATCCGATGTACAGCGCGAGCACGGCGAGGAGCGCGACGGCGAACCGGTCGACGGCTTTCATCAGTCGTCCCACACAATCCAGGTGGCGCCGTGGTGACCATGGATCGCTTCGGCGTGCTGGATACCGTCGGGGGCGTCCCAGCACACAGTGGAGCGATGTTCGCCACGCCAGCGAATGGCTACGGCGCCGTCAGGGAACAGCACGCCGTCGGCGACGTGGCCGCTACCGCTCACCCCGGTGACGTCGTGGTCACGTTCGAGATGGAACCGGCGGGTGCTGGGCAAGACTGGCTCCACGTGTTCGAGGGCGGCCTGTGCCCAAGCGGTGAGCAGGACAGCGAGCCACCGATAGCCGTTGGGGTGCTGCCTGCAGGTTGGGGTCATGTCGTCGATGTGGTCGTGGACGTCGATGCCGAGCTGCGTAATGACATGGGCTTCGATGCGGTTGGTGCTCTCGACGTTGAGGCCACGGCGGGCGGCCAGCTCGCGGACGAGGAGGGTGACGCGCCGTGTGTCGATCATGATCATGCGGGCTCCGGGCTCCGCTCCACAGTGATAGCCGCGACGCGCGGACCGTCCAAGTTGAACTCGATCCGCCCCATGACGCGCACCACCGCGTCGCCGCCAGCCATCGGCCGCAGCTCGGCGAGCGCCTCAGCCAGCTCGTCGAGGGTGGGCGGGGTGTCGAAAGTGATCTTCGGGGTGATACGCCTGCTCACGTGTCTTGATCCTCCTGGTCGGTGTCCGAACTGGATGGTGGTGTCTCGTCCCACCGGCTGCCGTGTGGTCCGAGACCGAGCATGGCCAGTAGCTGCGCGCAGTCGGCGGCGTCAGCGGCACGGATGGCGACCGAGCGACGCGCGCGGTCGCGTTCGGCGGCGGTGGCTTTCACGGGCAGCCCGGAGGAGTGCATGGTCTCGATCACCGGTTGCCTCCGCGTGGCTCGCCGGGGCAGGGCTTGGAGGCCACCACGAAGCTCCATTCCTGCTCGCACACGAAGCAGCCGGCTCCGGAGATGTGGACGAGGTTCTCGGTGTGGATGGCCCGGTCGGACCGGAAGGTAGCCGGGTTGACGCGCCAGGCGGCGGCCACGACCCACAGGTGTTCACCTGGCGTCGTCTCGACGTCAGTGCCGGGCATCTTCGTCGTGGGCACGTGCTGCCTGATGCCGGCTCCAACGGCCCGGCGCCTGGTGGCGTTCACTCTCGCTCCTTCATCGCGCCAGCGGACGAGCTGGACGGCTTCTGTGCGGGTTCCTGTTCGACGGGCGCTGCCCGGCCGTCGTGGTAGCCGGTGATCGACTCTCGACGACCACCCGGGACGACCCGGACGCAGTCGTGTTCGGGTGCGGCGCCGCACCAGGTGCACGGGCGGGTGCGCGGGTTGTCCTCGACCTCCGCGCGCTCGATGCCGTCGGGTGTCCACTGCCACAGGCCATCTCGCGACTGCCCGCGCCGGCGGAATCGCCGGCTGCCACCGCGGGTCACGTTGGCTCCTCGCCTGTGCCCCAACGGACGACCGTCACCGAGCTGTATGTGGCGACCAAGTACGGCCACGGCAGCGGTTCAAGAACACCACTCCCGGCCGTGTCACGCCGGTAGAGGGCGGGGAACCAGCGCGCGTCGTGCTTGTCATCACCGCGTTGCCAGACCGAGTTCCCTCGGGCTCGACCAGCCTGAACAACCGAGTACGGCGGCGGCTCTTCGGGGATGTACGCACGTAGCTCGTCCGGCCTGCCTGTCAACCCGCCGGGCTCGCCCTCGCCGGTGAGCAGCCAGGTCAGGTCAACCCCGAGCACACCGGCCGTCATGGCGACTTGCTGAGCCGGTGACCGCTGCCGGCCGGCTTCGATGTTGGAGACAGACGAACGGGACAGGCCGAGCGCCTCGGCGAGCTGAGTCTGAGTGAACTGCGCCAGTGCACGGGCGTCGCTCAGTCGGCCCCCGTAGTTGACCGTTTCCTGATCCAGAACGCGGCGCGTCACGTCCGATCCTCCGCGCAGCATTCGAATCCAGCAGCCGATCTTGTCGGCTCCTCAGCGGGCAGCAGCGCGAGCGCGACAGCGAGCTGCCGGTCGAGCTCGGCGAGCGCGTCGGGACCGTCCTGGGCGGCTGCCTCCTGCAGGAGTGGAAAGCCTGTGTCGATCGAGTGCTGGACTTCCTCGCGCGCGGCCGGGCGTCCGTTGGCGAACCACAGCACCTCGGCCGGGTCGCCGAACCGGAACAGAGCGCCGTCCGGGGCACGGAACGGGTTCCAGTCACGGGTGACCCAGACGAGGGCAACGCCCGGGTTGCGCCAACAGGTGATGCCGGGCGGGTCAACATGTTCCTCGGGTAGGCCACGTTCACGGCGATTCATGCTGGGAGTAGCCAAGAAAGGGCACGCGGTCGCGGAGTAGATCGCGCAGTCGCGGTGCGACGGGGGTTCAGCTGACACGCGATTGACCGCGCACATCGGGCCGGCCACGAATGCGACCCATTGACCGCGGGGCTGGCCGCAGACCCAGCACAGCTTGAAGCGGTAGGCCTCGGGGATGCCGGAGCGGCGGATGACACGGAAGTCAGGCGAACCGTCGTCGTAGACGTGGACGAACCACGGGATAGGACGGCCGTGCCGGTCACGCGGTAGGCCTCTCATGCGGGTCGGGATAGGGATCACCGCGAGACCTCCTCGGGGGCGCAGCATTCGGCGATCCAGCAGCCGGTCAAGTGCAGGCCCGCGCCCTGGATCGCGGCGCCGGGCGCGAAGTATTCGCCGCATCCCCAGCAGGTGCCGGGGAAATTGGCTGCGAACCAGGTCGGGTCGGCGAGCAGTGTTGCGCGCAGCGCGAGGGTCTTCTCCTCGATGGACTGGTGGCCGAGGCAGTGGGCGCACTGGTTGACGATGAGGTCGGTCTTCCCGCAGCGGTCGGTCACGCGGACCACCCGCCGGATGTGAGCGCCTCACGGGCAGCCCGCGACGGCCGCCATGAGTCGATCTCGGCGAACACGGCTTGGCCGGCGGCGCCAAGCGGCTCGCCGCCGAGGACGGGGACCGCCTCGCCGTCCACTTCGTAGATGCGGCAACGATCCTCGGTCATGACACACCGCCATGGTTGACGGCCAGAACCCGTGGGCGGACGACGATCCAGTCCGGGACGCCGATCGGGTTGAGCCAGGCAACCAAGGTCGCGACGGCGTCCGCCTCGATGTGCTCGCCGTGCCGCAGGCGCGCGAACGTGTTGGGGGACATGCCGAGTTGGTCACTGAGGGCACGCTCGGACAGTCCGTGGTGAACCCGGACGATCTCGACGGTCCGAGCGAGCCGGAGCCAGTCGATCGCGTGCGTGGTCACGCCGGCTCCTTCAGTCGGCCGGCCGCCAATGCGCGGACGTCGGCGGCGCGTTCGCGGACCAGCGCGGAGATCACCCACGGGTGCAAGGGCACTGCCGGGCCGCGGTCGATCTGGTCAGCCATGCGCTCCAGCTCGGCCGCGACGACGACCGGCGCGGCGACCATCAGCGCCCCGGCAAATGTCACGCGGTCGCCGTCGTCTTCGAAGCCGACGAGGTTGATCACGGGTGTCCTCCTGGTGGCGGGTACCGGACTACGCCGCTGACGGCCCGCTTTTCGCTGCGGCCCTTGATGGTGATGACGTGCGTCCCGTTGGCGTAGACGGCAATGCCTGACACGTAAGCGGTTCCGTCGCATGTGATGGCGTAGTCGTCACGGATGTCCCGGCTGTAGCTGGTGTCTGTGTCGAGGTCGGCCGCGGTGACCCGGGTGCTCATGTGGGTTCCTGGTGTTCGAGCGGCTGGTGGTCGCAGCGGACGTACGGGGTCATCGGGATGCGGCGCCCGGGTTCCCATCGCCAGCCCTCGGCGTCGCACAGCGGGCAGGCACGGACGAACTGGCGGCGGTCGACTTCCCAGCGTTCGAGGGCTTGCCGGGCGTCGCCGCATGCCCGGCACGGTCGGTCGCCGGGGTCGTTGATGTGCTTGGGGCATCGAGGAGGGGGGGCTTTTCCCTCGCGTGCTGGTAGGTAACTTCCCCCTCTTACTGGACCACTATTAAGGGCAAGGACAAGGGCGTCGTGAACGTTCGCCGAAGGTTCACCGTTCGTTCCGGCGAACATTGAGGTGTCTTCCCTGGTAGGCGGGTTATCCACAGGCTGTGGAGTGTCTGGGCCAGGTCGAACCGACTTCCGAGTAGGTTCATTTCTACTGACCGGTAGCCGTTCGTTTTGGTCGTCGTGTTCGGCCGAACGTTCGCCCGGAACGTTCGGCCGAACTTCCCGCGTAACGACCGTCGCGGACTGTCGCTTCCGGACGGTCGCCATCCGCTCACGCGCCTTGGTCCGTTCGTCGTGGATCTGCTCAGCCATCCGTTGGACATCCGCCCAGTCATGGAACCGGAAGCCGGGGATCTCATCGCGGCCCTGCTCGGTCCACAGGCCGACCGCGACGAGCTTGCGCGCCAGGCGCTTGCCGGCTGGCCAGGTGGTGATCCAGTAGGTCGGCACCCAGCCGTCGGTCAGCTCACGCATGCAGTACGCGCCCGCCATCGCCCACAGCCCGACAGCGGGCGGCCCGGCGGCCCGGAACTTGCGGTGTTCTGCGGCGGTGGCGGAGATGCGGAAATCGGGCATCGGGCGGCTCCCTTCGATCATGTTGGGCGCCAGGCGCTCGTGGGCTTGGGCTGTCATGTAGGTGGTCACGCGTCACGCCTGCCCTGCGGCGCCGCGAGTCCGGTCCTCGCGCACGCGACGCCTGAGTCCGTGTTTCCGGCCATGCTTCGGCTTCGCGGCGTGCTGGTGTTTCAGGGCGCGTTTCCGCGCTCGGTGACGCTCCTGCTTGACGTCTTCGACCCAGGCCCGGAACTGATCGTCGTCGCCGGGCCGGTCGGGCTCGGCCGGCGCCGATCCGGTGCGCCACCACAACGTCATGACGGGTCTCGCAGGTGTGTCTCGTAGGCGCGGTGTGCCTCATGCTGGTCGTAGGCATCCCACCGGTCCGGCGGCAGGATGCTGAAGGAGTCCGTCCGCTGGTCGTCGACGTGCGGCCGGCTGCGGCACACAAGCCATGCGACCAGGGCACACGGTCCGATATAGATGGCCGCGACGATGAGGACAAACGTGAGCACGAGGTCACGCCTCCTTCGGGTTGTCGCGGTACCAGGTGAGCGCATCTGAGAGGGCTTCCACGTGGCCGGGGCCACGGCGATTGACGGCCTGGCGCAGCTCGTCCGGCAGCCGCGCCCAACAGTCACGGCACGCCAAGAGGTGTCGACGGACATCGGCACCGCAACCCCCCGGGCACCGGTGGTCATCCGCCCGGGAGGTGCTGCCAGCGTTGGTGTTCACCGGAGCGCTAGTGGTGCGGTGCCATTGAGGACCTTGCCGACGGCGAGGTTCTCGGCCATCGTCGCGACGAGCGATTCGAACACTTCGATCTTGGCCAGGTCGGGGCGAACCAGCTTATATCCGATGGTCAGATTGCCGCCGTTGATCTCATACCGAAGCTTCGCGATGACCTCCAGCATGGGGCAGCCGATCCACGGCGTGATGTGCAGTGCGAATTCCCTTGGCACCTCAAGGTTGCCGCTCCTACCGGCCTTCGCCGTGGTGTCCTCGTGGTAGGCGAGCTGCAGATCGTTGTTGTCCAGCCGGCTCGCTTGGCTGAACTCGGCGGACCGAGTGGCTTGCAAGGACATGGCGACCTCCAGCATGGTCGCACCGTCCGGCCTGATGATCGTGTGCAATGCGTCTTCAATGTGCTGCGCAAACTCGGCCTGCCGCACGGCCTTGCCGTTCAGCTTGATCCAGTGCTGCCAGTCGACGTCCGGACGTAGCCGCAGACCAACGATGTGCTGCCGCCAGCCAGCCTCATCGGAGTTCATGTGATCGTCCAACACCGCGGTGACGCTGCCGGCGTCGACGTCAGCCCACACAGTCGTGTAGGAGGTATCGGTGAGCCGGTTGACGTAGGTGGTGAAGTCGCTCGGGTCGTGCAGGATCGCGCAGCCGCGCGGCTGGCGTGGCGCCGGGAGGTAGGACTCCAAGTCGTGCACGACGGTGCCCTCGTCGGAGCGCTCGCGGACGACGACGATCGACGTACCAGGGGCAAGGTCGTACGCCTCCGGCATGCGCTCGGCGTCGCGGCGGCCGAGGTCCGCGGCGGTCTCGATCGGGTTGTCGGCGCTGTGCAGGTCGGCCGTGTACTCGGTCATGCGGGTGGGGCTCCCTTAGTTCTCGAAAAGGCTGCTCTGGCGCGGGTTGTGGCGCACCAGGTTGCACGCGTCGTCGACGAAGAAGATCGACGTCGGCCGGTCGTGGGTGGGCATCTTCACGGTGATCTCGTCGGTGACCTTCACTGCGCCGTCGTCGGCCGCGGCGCTGTCCACCGGCTTGATCGTCAGCTTGTAGATCAGGTGCCCGGCCTTGCGGGTCGCCTCGATCGCTGCGACAAGCTCCTGCAGCGAGGCGGTCAGTTCGCTTGCGGTGCGCCCTTTGTTGGTGCCCGCCAAAAACGACAGGAACTCTTGTGGCGGCGCCTTCTTCTCGGTGCCAGTGTCGGGTGTGGACGATTCGGTCACGGCTGCTCCCCGTTGGATTGGACGATGTCGGCGAGCGTGTGTTGGCCGACGGGCACGAGGCAGGCGGTGATCTGCTCCTGCTCGGCCTGCACGACGATGTGACAGCCGGGGCTCTCGCCGATCTCGGCGTACCGTTTGACGGGGTAGATCCGGACCACTTGGGCGTCGTCGTGCCAGATTCCGGCGGACCCGATGGCGTCGAAAACCGCCCTGATGAGTTTGTCGAGATCGGGCCGTTTGGTATGCAATGGTGTGGGCTTCCGCTTGGGGAGACTGGCCGGACGAGGCATGACGAACACGAGAGTCGCGCGCACGGCAACGCCTTGCGCGAAGTAGACGACCGGCGTCCCGTCGTCGAGCAGGCAGGCCTCGCGCACGTCCTGCCGCCATGGCTGCACAGCCTTGGACGACTCAACCTGTGCGACTTTCCCGGTGAACTCCCGGGCGTCTCCTCGGCCCTTGTAGATCGGGCGGCCATGCTTCGATCCCTGCGGCGCTGCCCGGCCGGGGACGAACACGGACAACGCGGCACAGTCCACTGCGGTCATCGGACGCCCCCCGCGGTGAGCAGCTGCGCGTGCGCTGGCGCCGGGTCGTACGGCTCGCTCCACACCAGAACCTCGTCGACGTACAGCACGCCAGCGTCGGACGGGTGTGGGTCGTGCACGAGCTGCAGGTCTTCGTCGACGACCACGACGTGCCGGAACGGGCCGCGCGGGGACGGCCCGGACCCGATGGCCAGACCACGCTCGGCCTCGTCGATCACGTGTCTGATCGATCCGTCGACCGGGACGATGCACGCGAAGTCGGCACCTCGCGCTCGCGCCCACCGTCGCATGTAGGACCACCAGCTGACGTGTTGAGCGAAGTGCGGGACGTCCTCGTACGGCTCGCCGGTCAGGCTGGCGACACAGGCTGTGAGGCAGTCGCCGGGGTTGCCGTTCGCGTCATGGCCGTCGGCGCGTGCGGGGTCGGCGAGGATGCGCTGCTTGACGAAGCTGTTCATGCAACGCTCACCACCAGCGCGGCCTTACCGGACCCCGAACAGTGCTTGCCCCGACGGTGAGACTTGCCCCGACCGTGAGACCGGGTGCGGTGCTCGACGAGCAGCCCGGTCAGCGGTGCGACGTGGACGGTGCGACGGTCGCAGACCGGGCACCGAGCGAAGTGCTCAGGCATGGTCACGCGCCATAGCAACGCACACCGAGTGCCGAGCGTTGCCCTCAACAGCGTCGCGCCACGCGAAGCTCGGCTCCGTGCAGATCGCGTCCCGCCGGTCTGGCCGTACGAGATGCATCACTCCAGTGGCCGGGTTGGTGCGCCACACTGGCAGTAGCTTGGCGCGCAACACCTCCAGCTCCCCGCGTAGCCGCTTGTTCTCAGCTCGCTGGACCGCGTCGGACTCGTGGCACGACGCGTGATTCCTCGCGAGCTGCGCGCGAAGATCCCTGATGGTGGCGGACGCTTGGCCATACGCGCGGTTGCGGTCACGTAGGCGCTGCTCCAACAGCCGCTTGCCCAGGGCGTCGGACGTCAGGCCGACAGCCCGCAGTCGGTCGGTCTGAAGTGCCTGCAGGGCATCGACAATGACATCGCGGTCCAAGCCGTCCAGGCGCGCCGACGTCCCCAGAATGCGGGCCGTGTCCAGCACCGTGGCGTGCCACTGGGCGCCCTCGCGAGCGAGTTCTGCGCACGTCTCATCGTGTGCGGTGTCCGCAACCGGAGCGGTCCTTCTGGTGGCTTGCAACACCTGCGATCGCTCCGCCACGTCACGAGCGGCCCTCGCCGCCTCGCGCCGCACGCTCAGCGGGAGGAACGGGAAGAGAGCCGACAGAACGGCGATGACCGCATTGTCCATCACAGCCGCGTCGATTGCGTCGACGTTCACGCGCGGCATCAGGCCACCGCCCTACGGCACGGGCACCGGTCCGCAACCTGGCACGACCGGATGCACTTTCCGTTGCCGCCGCGCCTGCAGGGACACGCCTTCGCTGCGAAACACGCCGCGATGTGCAAGCTGGTGTCGAGCACGGTCCTGCCAACTGGAAGCAGCTGCGGCGCGACGATGGTCTCGTCGGGCTCGTCGGATTCGCCTCCGTAGTGGATGTGACCGGTTACCTTCAGCACGCCGGACTGATAGCCCAGCGATATCGCCTCTGCGCGATCGCGCGCGTTCCACTTGTTGAACAACCGACGCAGATACGTCTTCACCGTGTCCTCGGACAGACACAGCGCGTCGGCCACACCCTTGCGAGATCGACCTTTGTCGATGCCTTGCAACACCTGCAGCTCGCGATCCGTCAAGGTAGGGAGGCGGCGCCCGGTCATGATTCACTGTCCTTCGTAGACTCTTGCTCGAATGCGGCCAGGACGGCGTCGAGCGCGTTCACGGGTTCCTCGTCGTCGAGCAGCCGGTCGAGGAGATCGATCACTCCGGAGGCTTCGAGCTTGGTCAGCTCCCGCGACGAACCGATGCCCGGTCGTTTCGCGAGCAGGCCGACGGTGGTCAGCTTGTCTGCGCGTTCGGTGATCTCCAGTTCGCCGAGTTGCGCGTGGAGCTTCTTCAACTGCTCAAGGGTGACGGTGTCCTCGCTGGACTCCCCGGCATCGTCCTCGCGCGACGATGGAGGCTCGTCCTGCGGCCGGCCGGTGGTGGCCTGAGTAGCGGTGCGCGGCTTGAGTCCGGTCGCTGGAATGGGTTGCGCCGCGTTCTTCCGTGCGGGGCGAGGTCGCGCCTCGGTCACCGCGGCGGTCTGCGCGGCCACCGACGCCACCGGCGCCGCGGGCAGCGCGGCCGGAACCGGGGTGAGCCTCGCCGTCCCGTCGACCTCGGCGGCTGGCGGGGTGGCTGCGGCGATCTCGCGCCGCTCACTCGTCGGCCCCATGAGCTGACCGGGCGACACTTCGATGTCCAGCACTGGCACCGCGAATCGGCGGGTCGGCTGGTTCGGGCGCTTCACCTGGCGCTGTTCCAGCCGCAACCGGGCCGGGAGCATCTGCCCACGGCCGGCGGCCATCTGGATGACCTCAACGGCGCCCTGCAGCTCCACTGCCGCGTAGTAGCCCTGGGTGTCGATGCGCCACACTCCGAGGCCCGGCAGGTCGCGCAGCATCACCGAGAGCCGGGTGTGGATGTCGCACTCGCGGGCGTCCGGATCACACACGCATGGACCGTCGCTAATGGACTCCGTGCGTCCGTCACAGCGGCGCTGACAGCCACCCGCCGACCACAGTTCATAGTGCTGCGAGAACGACATGTCCGACGGCGGCACGATCACGTCGATGGCGTCAGTGGTCGTGACCACTTCCCACTGCTGTCCGGCTGGGCCGTCCCACGGGCGTGCGTCACCTCCGAACAGTCGCGCCGCGAGCTGGATACGGTGGCTGTCCGCGCTGGTGAGCCGGAAGGTCTCCAGCTTCTCTGGCCGCGAGCGGCCGTTCTTGCCGGTGGGTACCTGTTGGCCGATGCGGATCCGGCCGGCCTCGGCCAGCCTGCGTTGTAGGTCGATGATCGGCATCAGCGATCCCCTGCCGATTCCAAAGCAGCGCCCATCACGGTTTTACTGGTCACGTTCAGCCAGCGGAACGCCTCGATGGTGTAGAGGAACGCTTCGTGCACCTCGGCATCGCAGCGAATCGGATATGCCTCGCACGCCTCCGGGGTGATTTGGATGACCAGCCCGCTGTCCACTTCGGGCACCGGCTCGGCCATGGCCCGCTCGGCCTCACCGAGCAGGTAGTACCGCCGACGGAACTGCTCCATCCGTCGAGGCCGCCACACCGCGGCGTACTCGCCGAACCGGTAGCCGGCCAACTGCAGACCAACCTGTTCGGGGTACGGGGTCTTCGGGTGCCCCTTGGAATCGAGCGGCTCCCGCGACGTCTTGTAGTCGATGATGAACCGGACGCCGTCGATCTCCAGGAACCCGTCGCTTTGCCCGGCATAGCCGTAGGTCGGGCTGTAGACGCACACCTCGGTCGCCTGGTAGGCCGGAGTGAAGCGCTGTAGCCAGGAATCGAACCGATCCAACATGGACATCACCAGCGGACCCTCAGCGCGGATCTCGACCTGCTCGCCACCCTTGGCACGGATCGCCTCGGCGATGCGGGCCTTGTCCGGCCTGACGCCGGTGAGGGCGTACATCTCGCACAAGTGGTGCACGACAGTGCCCAGGTCCGCCGACGACAGCAGCGTGCGGGGCCGCCGGAAACGGGCGTCCCGCAGCCACTTCACGGCTTCCGCGCGGCCTCGGTCGACGAGCATGGCGCGCCAGGTCGCCTGGTTGTCGATGGCGGCCATGGCGGCCTGCTCGGCCGACCAGTACAGCAGGGCCGGTTTGTCGAGCGCACCGAGAATC